GACAAACGCGGCCTGCAGGGCGGTCGGGGCGGGCGTTGACCAGGTCAGCCTGAACACCCGGTCGCGCGCCATGCCGAGGCGCCGGAACTGCAGCGAGGTCCGGTACTCGCCCACATCGCCGAGCGGCTGCGCGACCGGGTTTCCATAGCTTTTGCCCCGGTCGTCGCTCCAATCCAAGAACACCAGCGGCTTGTCGATCGGCGGAAAATCGTCGTTGAGGATGGTGCCTATCGCGGTCGCCGTGCTGATCGAGGCGTTGACCGGCGCGCTCAACGTCACCGCAAATGAAAGGTCTTCCTGCACAGTCCGGTTGCCGGCAACCTGCACCGTTATCGTCTGCGGCGTGGCGCCGCCCGGGAACGCGACCGAACCGGATGGATAGGCGCCCCCGAAAAACTCGCCGGGCAGTGCCGGGCTGTCACCGGAGCCGCTGACCTGCCAATGCGCGCCCGCGTCTCCCCCGCCAGCCGGCACGCCGTCCCAATAGGTCCAGGCCATCCCGTCCGAGGTGCTCGCGAAGTCAACCCCGGAATAGCCGGCCGCGACCAGCCGGCTGCCGCTCGAGGCGATGCCGTTATACGGCGCCGCCGTCATCGTGCGCAGCGTCCACGTCACCATGTCCGGCGTCGTCGCCACCCTGCCGTCGCCGGTGACGCACACCCACACCCCGGCGACGCAGGCCGCCCGGCGCCACGCGGTCGAGGCCGGCAGCGTGGTGGCGTGCCAGGTGATGCCGTCGCTCGACCACGCGCCGCCGGCCCCTATGCCAGGCAGGAAGAACCGCCCCCCGCCGAAGGCGATATCCATCCAGGTGACGGCGCCGGCCCCGGCGTCGCGCAGCGTCCAGGTGATGCCGTCCGGCGAGGTCTTGACCTTGCCCGACATGAAAGCATCGCCTGTGGCAACGAATATGCCATTGCCATATTCGATGTAGGCGACCGTTTCGCTTCCGCCGTCGAGCGTGCGGGCCGTCCAGGTGATGCCGTCCGGAGAGGTCGCGTAGTCGGCGGACTGAAAGGCGACCGCGACGAACATGCCGGCGCCGAACGCGATGGACTGCCAGGCGCACGGGAACGGCAGGGCTGCCGGCGACCAGGTCAGCCCGCCGTCCGTCGACACCGCGGCCCGGGTGCTGGTGCCGATCGACCCGGTGATGGCGACGAACCTGCCGTTGCCATAAGCCACATCGAGCCAGCTGTCGCGGGGCATCGGGATCAGCGACCAGGCCAGGCCGTCCGTCGAGCGCGCGAACACGTCGCCAAGGGATGATGCACCCGAAACAAATATGAACACGCCGCCGCCATGGGTGCCGTGGTCCCAATGCACCGTCGAGGGCGTCAGGCCCGTCGTCAGGTCCACGCGGAACGTAAATGGCGTGATGCCGGCGTTGCCTTCGGCCTTGACCGCATCGAGCGGCGAAATGGCAAGGTAGTTTGTGAGGGTCGATGGCATCAGTCGCGCCCCGCCTGCATGTCGGCCTGCAGGCAATGGAAGGCGACCCGCTTGCCGTCCGCCATGATGTGCGGAAACGCCCGCTGCCGCTTTATCGGCATGCCGGCGTCGGTGTAGCAGTCCGGGTCCAGTGCGTGGATTTCGCCGGTCACATAGTCGCCGACCACGACCTGGCCATGAGCCACCGCGCTGCAGTTCGCCCGGTGGCGGTGCTCGGTGCCGTTGCTGTCGAGCGTCGCCAGTTCATGCCACTGGCCCACGCCGATGTCGTAGCACCATGTGCGGTCGTCTGTCGGAAACGACAACGAATAGAACCAGTGTCCGGCGACCTGATACGCCACGCCGATCGCGTCGGTGAGGTTCCGATACCGCGACAGGTCATCCTCGATGGCATAGGTGGAGATCCGCGAGGCCGTGTATCCGGCCCCGCGCACCACGATGCCACGGCCCTCGCGGTCCTGCGAAAGCCACAGCACGTTGTTGTCGACCGACACCACGCTGTAAGGCGCGCACGTGCCGTGGTCGATGAAAACGCTCGGCTGGCGCTCGAAAGGAAAATCGGCCTTTCCGGAATTGAAATATATTTCAGTGCTTTTCGTTCCGACCAGCCAGATTTCGAGCTTCGCGACCGCAGCCACCACCAGCATGTCGGAAAACGCTTCCTTGTTCGCGAAATACAGCGGGTCGAACACGGTCGACAGGCTGTTGCTGGCGTAAAATTGCGGCGTTCCGGGCGCATTCAGAATGAAAAACGTATCGAGATAATCGACCCGGGTGCCGCCCCGGAACGCGCCGCCGCTGCTGTCCAGCCTGGCGAATGCGTCGTCGGCCAGGCGGATCGTCCATCCCCAGGGCGAGCCGTCCACCAGCAGCACGTCCAGCCCGTTGTCCGCCATCGACACCGGCGTGGTGCGGCCCGGCGGCAGGCTGCCGATGGCCGTCACGCTCCAATCCGCGCCCACGCGGTACACCGTGTCGGCGCCCACGGCATAGACGCGGCCGTCGGTGCTCGACCAGATGCCCCGCACCGGCCCCTGCGCGAGGCTGCAGAGCGGACGCAGGCCCGGGGTGGGGTAATAGGCATAGGGCGCCGGCTCACCCTGGCCGGTGGTCGGCGAGTTCGGGTTGCCGTGCGGCATCGGCTCGCAGAACAGGTTAAGGCACCGTTGCGCGCTCGCAATATAGCTGCGCGCCTCATAAGCGCCGCCCATGAGCTGCGTGCGCGCCATCAGATCCACCCGCCGATCAGGCGGGCCGCGGTGGGCGTGTTGCGCCCCGCCAGGCCGGGCGGCAGGTCCAGGTTCTTCATCTGCGCGTTGGCGCCGCGCACCGTCTCGAGCGTGGCCCTGGCGAGGGCCAGCACGCCCGGCGACACCTGGCTGGCGGTGGCCGCGGCGACGCGCAGCGCCAGGTTGTAGACCACCGCGTCGGTGTATTCCGGCGGCAGGCCCAGCGGATCGGTCGGGGCGGCATAGACCGGCAGCGCCGCCGCCGTGAACAGGTGCAGCTCGTAAAGGCTGGCCGTCGGCACCGGCCACACATACACCGTGCCGGTCGGCCAGCCGGTGTCGAGGAACACCGCGGCCGGCAGCGTGGTCATGTTCTTAAGAGATATTTCGCTGTAGTCCTCCCGGCTTTCGATCACCACCAGCGGATAGTCGAGCCGCACCGGCCCCGGACTCGACATGAGGCGCACGAAGGCGCTGTCGATCCGCACCGGGCGGGACGTGTCGAACGCCTCGCCAGGCCCGATACCGTAGGACGCGGCGCCGGTGGAGAGCAGCACGGCCTCGGTCAGGTGCGGCACCAGCCACCGCTGGCGCTGCCATTGCGCCAGCATCGACACCAGCAGCGCCATGCCGTCCGCCATGTCCTGCGACGCGTCCGACACCCCCTGCGCGTCATTCACCCGCCCGCACGCGCGCAGCGCCAGGCGGACGACGTGCCCGCAGGTCGTCGCCAGCCCCGGCAGGTCCGGCGGCTGCTGGTGCAGGTTGTTGGCCTGCAGCAGCTGCACCGCGCTGTCCGCCGCCTTGCTGATCTGCTCATCCGGCGGCAGGCCGTAGGCCGCGCGCAGCCGCTCGGCGAGCGCGACGAGCAGCACGTTCTCCTGGCCGGTCCACGAAGGCACGTCGGTGAACAGGCTCGGAAACGTATCGAGCACGCCGGGGATGACCTGCACGGCACGCTGGCGCTGCCATTGGCCGATCATGCTGTTGAGCAGCACCAGGCTGTCGTTCACGTCCTCGGCGAGGGGTGTTTGCCCCACGCCAACGACGCCCGAATAGCGCAGCGCCAGGTTGATTACGCTGCGTGCAGCGGTCATGCTCTGCGCCTCAGAGCGGCTCTGGAGAACCGCGGCGCACCGCCTCGTCCGCGGCCACGCTGTTCCTGACTACCGGGTGCCCCGCCTCCTCATGCGCCATCGCCTTCGCCGCATAGTTCGCGTGCATGACCGTGTGGGCCTCGGTCCAGGTGCGCGCCGCGTCCGCGCGCTCCGGGCTGTCGAACCAATCGGACGGGTTGACCAGGCCCGCCTCCTCGTCGGCGCTGCGCAGCTCGATCTTGCCGTGCACCGGGTGCCATTTCGGCTTGGGGAAGCCTGCGCTGGCGCCCTTGCGGATGAACGGCGACCCCTCGGCCTGGTGCCGCTCGGGCACCACGGTTTCGGCGAGCGGCTCGGCCGGGTTGGCCATTTTGGCGCCGGGCTCCGGAGCCGCGCCGGGCGGCGGCGCCTGCTGGTCCTGGTCGATGCCGGTCGAGGCGTCCCCTTTGGCCATTATACGGCCTCCTTTGCTGTCCGCGTCACGGGAATGACGGTTTCGGCGATGGCGCCGGCCGCCTTGCGGATGGCCTGGTGATCCGCGTCGCCCTCGGCCGGCGCGTCGGGCGGCGCGTCCTTGCCGGCCGGCTTTTCCTTGTCCAGGGTCAGTGCCATGGCTTGAGTCTCCCGTTCCGCTATCGTTACAATGCGTCAGGCACGATGCACGCCCACTCCGGGCGCACCCAGAGCGAGCCGTAGAGCACGTCCAGGCGGGTAATCGCCTGATCGGCGATGCCGTCATAAAACGTAATGAGACGCATCGAGACGCCATCGAGGCTGTCGCGGTAGCTCTCCATCACGCCGCGGGTCGGCATCTCCAGCGGCACGATGGCCAGCGTTACCGCCTCCGGAACAAACACGAAATTCTGCCGGTAGGTTTCCGACGCGTTGGTGATGCCCACGATCTGCGCCTGGTCGGCGGGGGAGGCGAGCACAGTCTGGTAGGGCGCCTGCGCGCCGCCAGCTCCGCCCGGGATCAGCGCCGGATAGATGGGTATCGAGGTCGCGCCCGCAGCCACATCCGCCGTAACGGTGAACTGCCGCAGCTGGCCGGTGCTGGCCTTTGTCACCCTGTTGACGGCATAGACGCCGGCCATGGTGATCACGTCGCCGGCCTTGAAGCCGCTTCCGGCAACCGCGGTCACCGTGATGGTAGATCCGGTCTGGCTTGCGCCGTTCACCTTCGGCGCAGTGCCATAGGCGCCGGTGGCGTGCGTCACCACCGTCTGGTCCTGCATCCAATCCATGCCCAGCACGCCGCGGCCGATCATGGCCGAGCTATATTGATTGCCGATCTTTTCCTGGTTGTTGAACAGCCCGGAGAAACTGGACACCGTGCGGGCCATCGTGATCGGATCCAGCACAACCTTGCGGCGCTCGCGCGGGGCATTGTTTTTATCCAGCAACGCTCCAGCGGTCGCCCAGGTGGTCAGCGTCGGCGAAATCGTGTTGTTTGATCCGTCGACGTTGTGCACCAGGTTCGGCACGGCGATGCCGGACATAAGGTCGCTGGCGATGCCACCGGCGATGACGTTCACCGCCGGCTCGATGATGCGCTCCGAATAGTCCTGCAACGACATGGTGCGGTCGACCATGCTGAACGCCACATCGACGCCGACCTGCTTGGCGACGGTGAGCGCCATCTGCCGCTCGTTGGTCGGCTGCGGCACCGCGGTCGGGCCGGTCCGGAGCACGTAATCGTTCGGCAGACGGATGCCGATCGTGCTGCCAGGCTTCTGACCGGCCACGCTCTGGTTGCCAAATTTATCTTCGTAATCCCGGCCCACGTTCTTGAGGAAGGCGTTAGCGTTCCGAAACAAGTCGAGGGCGCGCCGCACCACGAACTGTGGCGTTACAAGCGTGTTTGCCATTTTTCACTGTTCTGCACTGGAGGAAGCGCAAGACACTCCTCACCCGTTACGGGTTCTCGGAGCCTCTCATTCCTCGCGTGCAGAAAGTCTGACAGCCGCAGACACGCGGGCCGGGCACGGCGCAGGGATTACCGCCCAGACGGTGCAGGCACGGCCAGGCGCAGGGATTGCCCGCCCAGACGGGGTGGCACGGCACGGCGCGCGGGGTTTACGGCCTCCCGTGAGGGCCTCTCGTCAGCGGTGCCAGCGCATGCTTTCTGACCACCTGACGAAATCTTCCATGCTGCCGTCCGGCCGCGGTTCGCCGCGCGCCCGGCCCCCGACCGGAGGGTCTGCCGGGGCCGGTGCGCGCGACGCCTGCCGCTGGACCGAGGGGGAGGCGGCAGGACCGGGCGCGCTGGACAACTTGGCCAGCTCCAGCGCGAGCTTGTGCGGCGGCAGGGCCAGCACGCGGTGAATCTCGGCGGGCGGCTGCGCGGACAGCGCCATGATGCCGCGGTGGCTGCCCTCCACGTCCACCGCCACGCCCAGCAGGTTGATGCGCTCCTGCTCGGTGCTGATATTCGCCAGGTCGTTGCAGGCCGCCTTGAACGGCTCGGCGCCGTAATCCTGCCGGCCCGCGGTGTCCCACGCCCGCACCTTGGCCTGGCTCTCCTCGACGGCGCGGAGCTGCTGCGCCCGCTCCTCCACCAGGCGGTCGAGGTCGGCCGGCTGCGGCGGCTGCTGCGCCCGCTCCGGATGCTCGACCGCATCGAGGCGCCGCTGCAGCTCCTGCAGCTGGCGCTCGGCCTCCTCGGCGCGGCGCTGCGCCGCGTACCGTGCCGCGACGATCCGGCCATATCTCCGGTTCTCGCTCTGCCGGCGCTGCTGCTCCTCGGTGAGTGCGGCCTTGCCCTCCTCGCGCGGCTCGGCCTCGTCCACCGGCTCGGCATCGGCCCCGGCGTCGGGCTCGGCCTGCGGCTGGCGCGCCTCGGCCGGCGCGTCGGGCTGCTTCGTCTCCTCGAGGCCCTCGAGCCCCTCGCTGCCCGTACCGCCGTAATAGCGCAGCTCCTCTGCCGGTGCCGGTGCTGTTCCGCTCATGCTGTCCCCTGGTCACAAAAAAAGGGGCCGCAAGGCCCCTTGGTCACCAGCGCAGGCCGGTGGCTATTCTTGGTTGCGCTGCAGCTCGCGCGGAAGCTGCAGCTCATGCTCGGCTGTCCATTCCTTGGGCACGCCGTCCGGGTATGCGACCTCGAGGTATGTCTCACGGTCGAGGGGCCACCCGCGGGAAACTATAAGTCGGGACACCCCGTCCAGCCCAGCTTGGGGCGTTGATGCCCCGGGCAACGTCGGAGATGGCGTCCCGGTATTCGCCAATGTCGATGGTGCCATTTCGATACTGCTCCGCGAGCTGGTTAGTCCATTCCTTCATACCTTTATTCGTTTTCTGCGCGGGAGAAAAGAGCCCCCTCATCGCTTCCCAGGATATTGACTGCATTTCCCGAGGCAGCAGGTCGCGCATGGCAGCCGCCTCGCGGATGGCGTCCGCGTGCAGGCCGTATATCCCATTGGCGCCGCTGATCGAGCTTCCGGATCCGGCCCCGCCCAGCCCGTGCGCGACCTCATCCGCGCTCTGCCCGAGCGGGCGCAGCAGCGCCCCAGCAATGGCGTGGGTGTCGGCTGTTACGTCGCCGAACGTGGCGTTAGGCGCCGCGATATTGTTGTAAAAATTCCTGACCTTGTGAGCGAGCCCCATCTGCGCGGAAATGTTTCGCAACGAAGGGTCGCGCAATGACGACAGCGATTTTTCGATATCGGGCAGGGCCGCCCAGGTGACCGTGCTCGGCGTCCTGTCCAGATTGACCGCGCGCCCGGCAATCGTCCCTTCCGGCGTCAGGATGTTGTATCCGGGGTCGCGGTGCGCCACGTCGTGCAGCCGCGTCCAGAGCGCCTGCGACACGCCATCCTGGGGCAGGTCGCCGAATTTGCGCCCCTCCATGTTGCCGAGCGCCTCCCGCAGAATCGCCGCGCCCTTGAGCGCCTTGGGGGTGCCGCCGGCAATTTTCTCCTCGATGAATTTTTTCCCGAGCGCAAGCATTTCGGATGTGGTGCGGGTGTCCTGATGGTTCAGGAAGGTGTCCAGCACCCGATCGTGCAGACTGACGTTCTTGAACCAATCCATGCCGGGCGACAACGCCGCGATGCTGCCGGCGGCGGACCGTAGCGGCAGGTTTGCCGTCTCGGCATTCGTGCCGGCCAGCACGTTCGCGCCGTCGTACCACAGCTTGCTGCGCTGCCTGATCTGCGGCGGCACCGCGTCGTGCAGCGCCAGGACGTTGTCGCGGGCATGGTCGAGAAACTGCCGCGCAACCTCGTCCGGGCTCGAGCCCGGCTCGATCCGCAGCCCGGGGTAGCCGCGCAGCAGCTCCATGTTCTTCTGGAAGGATTCGGGCACCTCCCGCATGGCATCGGTGTTGATGGTCAGGTGCGGCGTGCCGTGCACGTCCGGGGCGCCAACCGAGGTCGGCACCCGGGTGGATATGCGGTCCTTGAGGCTTTCGGCTATCACCTGTGCCGATTGCTTGGGGATGACCGGCACCCCGTTGGGCAGCGTGTGGCCCGCCAGAAACATGCTGTCGCGGATGTTCGCCGAGGTCTGCTGGATCCGGCGCAGCTCCGAGCCCAGCACCGGGTGTCCGTCCACGTCGATCGCCACCGGATCCACGCCCGGGTCGGGCCGGGTGAGCTGCGCGGCCGGCACACGCTCGGTGCCCACCGCATTGCCCGCCATCCGGTCGCCGCCCCGCGCCAGATAGGCGGCAATCAGGGCGTTGCCCGGACCCGCCAGCCGCGGGTCGAGCGGCTCGTCGCCGGCATAGCCCACCAGGCGGTTCTCCGGGCCGGGGCCGGCGTAGAGCGGATTGTCGCTCACGGCGTGGCTGCTGCCGTCAGGCCGCCGGCGGGGTGTCTGAGCCGCCGCCGCCCGCGGTGTCCTGCCCGCCGCCGCCCGCAACCGTGTCGGCCGGGGGCGTGCCGCCGCCGGTGCCGCCACCCGCGGCCGGCGTGTTGGCGACCACCGAGGCGCCCAGCCCCTTGGTGTTGGCCTTGATATCGTCCAGCAGCTCCTGCAGGGCGGCCGGGTCGTTGCTGGCAACCGCGTCCTCCAGCGCGGCGTGAAGCTGATCCATCAGCAGCTCGGCCGATTTCGTCGCGTCCGTGTTGGCGGCAACAGCGTCTTTGATTTCCTGCAGTGTGGTCATGATAGCTCCTTGGTTGCGGACAATTTGCGCGAGCGCCGCCAGCACCCTGTCGAGGCGCGGGTCGGGGGGTGGGGCCGGCAGGTATCGGGCCAGCCAATAGGTGATCATTTTTGCGGTCTTGTAACGACGACGCCTATTGCCCCCTGGCCGAACAGGCTGCGGATCACTGCGGCGCCCCGCACGTTTTTAGGTAGCGGTCCGCGAAATCCTGCAGGCCCATGGTGCGGTCCACCGAGCCGAACGAAACATCGACGCCACCGGACACTGCGTATCCTTCCGGCATACGAATGCGCAGGGTGTCGCCGCTCCTGGCTGGCGGCGCCTCCGCGCGCATGGCCCTTTCGGCGCCGGCCCGGAACAGGTCGATTGCCCGCCGCACAACGTAACCAGCTGTTAGCCGGGTTCGGGGCGGCTTCCGAACAGAGACGAACATGCACGGCGGCAACCGGCGGATGCGGCGGCGCAGGTTTGCCTTGGTCACTGCAGCATGCCGCCCTGGCCGTTCATCGGGGCCGGCGCGCCGCCAGGCGGACCCGCGCCGCCGGTGTCGTCCTGGTCCGGCTCGGGCGGCGCCAGGCTCTGCTGGTGCGCCGCGTCGGCCGCCATGTGTTCGTGCATGACAGGCAGCGCCGGCATGCCCAGCAAATCGGACAACATCGACCTGATCAGAACCTGAGCCGCGCCAGGGTCGGCCGCGGCCACCGCCTTGAGCCGTTCCGTTTCGGCTTTGTAATCGTCTATATCCACGCTGCGGCCCTTCTCCCGCGCCTGCTCCTGGGCCTGCACCAGCGCGGCCCTGACGTGCGCCAGCTCGGCGTCGGCCTTCTGGAGGAGCTGCTGCGCGGTCTGCGTGGTGTGCTCGAGCTGGGCCTGGAGCTGCTGGACCTCGGGGCCAGGACCGCCGAGGGCCTGCGGCGGGACCATGTTCCGAAGCCTTTCGGCCATGTCGTCCGCGCCAGGAAAATCGGCCGCGCGCATCATCAGGTCGCCGATGACCGTGAACAGGTTGTGGTTCTGAGCCAGGATCTGCGAATAGGCGTTGAACGCCTCGGCGCGGCGGGTTCCATAGCTCGGCCCGACCTCCGCAACGACCTCGTATCGACCAACAGACGGATTGAATATGGTGGCGACCGCGTCGGCCGCGGCCTGCTGCGGGTCGGCCTGGCCGTTCGGGCTGACTTTCATGCCCTGGGTTCCGCCGGTCGGCACGGTGGCGTGCGCCGCGGGGGCCTGCGGATCGACATGCACGCGCGAGGTCGAGCCATCCTCTGCCATTATCATAATAATACGCTTGTTGTCGTAGATACGCGGCACCATGTCGATCAATATACGCCCTGTATAGCGTATCGCGCTCGAAAGATGGTCGAGCACATGGTATGTCGCGTTATCACCCTGGCGCTGGCGTGCATTGATGGCGGTGCCGGACGTTTCGTTTGACGGCGCGCCCATCACGGCCTGGTATTGCCCTGACACCATCATCAGCTCGGCCTGGCTGATCTTGAGCCCCTCCATATAGGCCTGCGCCATGACCGGCGGCGGGGCGCGCTGCGGCGGCGGCAGGGGCTGGTTGTGGTCGTCAATGTGGCGGTACAGCAGCACCGCCGGGTTCTGCACGTTCGCCGTTTCCCAGGCGTTTTTGAACGGCTCGACCGCAGCCGCCGCGCCGATATAGGGCGCCTTTCCCTGCAGCGCGACGAACTCGGCGGCGCTCGAGGTGTACCAATTGTACAGCCGCTGCGGATCCCGCAGATGCCTGGTGTGGCTTACCCAATCCACCTTGTTTCCGTCATCCGTAATGACTTCTTCGCAGGGCATCCGGACGATGGGAATGTACTTGCCGGGCCAGGCGCGGCGCTTGAGCACCTTGTACCCGGCTATCAGAAGCCATTCTACCTCGGGCACGCTGATCGCCCGGCGCTGCACGATCTTCTGGCCTGTCGCCTCGAAAGCGGCCCGTCCGGCGCGCCCCAGCTCGGACGCCCGCACCACGGTGCCGTCGCTCCACTCCAGCAGCTCGTCGTCCTTCTTGCCCTTGCGCCAATACTCGGCCACCCGGACGTGCTTGCCGTCGCTCCAGCCGCTGCGGTCGTCCAGCGGAAAATCCGGCGAGGGGTCGGCGGTGTCAGACGCGTGCTCGGGATACTCCGCCTCGAAATCGTCCCTGGCCATGTCCCTGAAATAAAAGCCCCAGCGCGCATCCGACCCGTCATATTGTTGTATATCCGGATCGAGATACACGCCGAGCGGGTCCGGGATCCGCTGGATGAAGGCGTCGAGGTCGAAGCTGGCGTCGTCAACGTACTTCGTGCGCACCAGCCAGTAGCCGATCCCTCCGAACACCGCGCAGTGCACCGCGGTATCGTAGGCCGCGGGCGCCTGGCTGACATATTCGACGTGTCTGCAGATGCCCTCGAAGATCTGCGCCGCGTCATAGGTCGCGTTGTCGCCCACCGGAGATATCTTGATCTGCGGCTTGTTCTGCCTGCTGTCGTTGACGATCTGCAGGTTGTGCACGCGCGTCTTGTTCACCGTGAGCGTCGGGCGGCCCTGCCGGTTGCCGGTCGTCACCGAGTCCCACTGGTGCCCGTTTTCGCTGTCCCCGTATGCAAATTTGTAGTCGTCGCGGTAATGCTGGTGAGCCACGCTGCACCAATCGCGCGCATACCGGAACCTCTCGTGGGCCTCGCGCACAGTCTCGTCGTCGGTGCGGCTCATCACGCCCGCTCCGCTTCGCGCGCGCCGTCAGGCACCACAGGCCACCGGACGGCATCTATGCGCGCGGGCAGCGTGTCAGTGTTCAGGTCGTAACGCCTGACCAGCCGCGCCCTGACGCCCCACGGGGGATGCTCCAGCCGGCTTGCCATATCCACGCCTCCCGGGAGCGTCAGGCGGACACCCTTCCGATATGGCTTGCGTCCCGTCGCCATCGCCTCTTTCAGCGGAGCCGCCAGGCAGTTTTCATAGAAGTCATCCGTTTGCCTGATCAGGTCGGTGGGCATGATCGAAAACCAGAAGTCGAGGCAGTATCCGGCGCCGATCGGCTGCGGGTCGATCTTCTGGATGCCCCGCAGGCACGCCACCAGCATCATCCGCGGCGACAGCAGGACGTTGTGGCTCATGACTGCATCCACCCCGTGTTCATGCCGAATGTCGGCTCGCCCGCCGGTTTGCTCGGCGTCGGCGACAGCGTCGGCTGCACCTCGCGCAGCCCCATCGCCAGCGTGCGCGCGGCGTCGGCTGCATGGCTGCTCCAGTCATGAACCGGCTCCGTTCTGAATATTCCCATCTTGTCGTTGAACGCCCGGTGATAGTGCGCCAGGCATTCGCGCAGCCGCTCCGTCCGCGTGCGGTCGAACCAGCACCGCGGCAGGACCGTCCGCACCGCCTCGATGCCGTCCTCGACCGCCTGGCGCGCCACGATCCGCACCCGCCTGCCGTTGGCCCTGAGCAGCTCCTCGCGCGTGCGCCCGGTGCCCAGCTCCCTGGCCGCGGCATCGTGCGGCAGCAGGTCTGTGGCGAAGCGGTATGGCTTGCTGTCGAGCCAGGCGACGTAGTGCGGCAAAGCCTCGCCGCTCGATTCGTAGTAGTCGATGATGTGGATCTCCCGACCCACGATCTGCGCACAGATCACTGCCGTTGCGTCGCCTATGCCGATATCCCACGCGGTGTAGGTCGGCACCGATGGGTCATGCGGCACGCTGCAGAGCCGTCCGGCCGCCTCCATCTCAGCCAGTTCGTTGCGGTAAATTGCGCCCGCAACCGCGGCGTCGAATGAGCATTCCAGCTCCTGCGCATAGGCATCCGGCGAGAGCGTCCGGCGCATGTCGTCCAGCTCGACCTGCGGCAGCAGCCCCGTCTCGCTCGCCTTGAGCACCAGGCTGAACCAATCCGGATCACCCTGCGCCTGTTCGTGGATCTTCCAGAACTGGTTGCGCCCTTTCGGGGTGCCGATGAAGGTGGCGCGCCCGCGGCGGTCCGCCAGGCTCGGCCGAAGAACCTCGGGCCAGGCGCGCGGGTCAAGGTCGGCGCTCTCGTCCAGCACCAGGCCGTCGTTGTAGGTGCCTCTGAGGCGGTCGTAGTTGTCGCCGCCGTAGAGCCGCACCCTGGCCGCGTTGGGCAGCACCACCATGAGGTCGGACTCGCGCTGCTCGACCCCCGGAACCTGCGCGGTAAACCGCTTTAGATACTGCCACGCAACGTCTTTTGCTTGCGCGTAAGTCGGCGCGATGTAGGAAAAACGCCCCTCCTGCTTCAGGCAGCGCAGGGCGTCGTCCACCAGGTCCATAACACAGGCCACGGTTTTTCCCGCGCGCCGGTGCACCACCAGGCAGGCCCACCTTTCGGTGCGAGCATGAAATGTCCTGAACTGCGGGCGGGCTCTGTAGCCGAGGTCAACCCTCTGCAGAGCGCCCAGCTAGTCCTCCCCCGGTTCCTCGAGCAGCTCGCCTGGCCGGCACACGCCGCTGACAATCAGCACCGGGCCGCCGCCCTCTCCGGTCAGCTCCTTGGGCAGCAGGCCCGCGATGGTCTTTACATATCCGGACGGATCATCGGTGCGCATGCGCTGGATGGCCTCGACCCCGCCTGCCGCAAAGTCTGCCTTGAGGGCGCGCAAAAACGCCTCTCCGAGCTTTGCGCGCGAGCCCTTGGGCCTACCAGGACCACCCGCCCAGCCGGCCTCAAACTTTGCCATTTGCCATCATTTGAAAATGGCCGCCCGGATTGCTCGGGGCGGCGTGTCGCCGTCGCAATAACGACAGCATACATAACTAGAGCCCTTAGCTCCCGATTTGAGTCAAGCCCGCAACCATGGGCTGGCATTCACAGAAACGTGTGCATCGCTCCAGCCGGCTAGAGCGATGGTCATGTGCCATACGCATCTGACAGCCGCTCTAACGCATCGAGCAGCTCGACCCTGGCCTTGCCATGCGTGCGCCAGCCCCGGGCCCTCTCGTAACTGGCGAGTGACAGGCCAGCGAACACAACCCACGGTATAACGCCGTGATCCATGGCGTGGTGGCCGACCGCGTCGAGGCCGCGGCGCAGGGTGTCGGCCGCGCTCAAAGCCCCCTCCGCGGCCCACAGGCGGCCCCCTGAGGCGGTTCTGGCCTCCTCCCGGCCCCAGGGCACCGGCCCGAGGGGCAAACCGGCCCTGACGTGCTCCCACGCCTGCCGCAGCAGCATCGCCGCGTGCCGCTCGGGAAGCGGCAGGTCGAGCTGCTCCAGGTTGTCGACCACGCGCTGGCGCCTGATCGTCCCGCGGCTGCCTTCGGCGATTTCGTCCGTAGCCAGTTCTCGTTGCTGGTTCACGTGACCTCGCAACGAAATCCGGGTCCACCAGGGGGACACGGGGGTATATGTATACATATACACCCCAAGTGTGTCCCCCTTTTCGGATGAGACATGATGTCCCGTTTGTCCCCCCCGTGTCCCTCATTGCAAAAAGAGTGTCCCCCTTTCCGGTGTCGCACCGGAAGTCTGATAAGCTGTTGAAGCAAGTGCATAAACCTCTATCCTCCGTTTTCCAAAACTGCCAAAAATTAGGACCGGCAGCGAAAAGGGGGACATCGCGTTTTCGTGAGAATGTCCCCCTGTGCGGTTTCGATCCAAAAAACCAGAATGTCCCCCTTTTCGGTGCCGCACCAGATACCTGGCAAGACATTGAACCGAGAAGGAAAATCGGAAATGTCCCCCTGTTTCCGGCGACCAGAAACTGCCAAAAATTCTGTCCGGAACCGAAAAGGGGGACATTTTACGATTCCTCGGAAATGTCCCCCTGTTCGTTATCGTTATGAACGTGCTTGGCGTCCGCAACAATCCAACAGCGTTCATGAGCCATTGCAACGGCTTGCCCGTCGATCAGCACGTCAGCTGCGCGGCGGAACGCCTTCTTCTTTGCCTCTGGTGAGGCGCCGGGCACAGCTGTGGCGTAATATTCTTCGCGCCATTCACGCTCCTGGATTGAGCGGAGGCCCGGCGGGCAATCGAGGCATCCGACCATGCCCTTGCCCTTCGCCAGCAGGTTCTGCAGCGCCCGCAGGGCGGTCCGCGCGTGTGCGGGGAGCACCTTCTTTCGCTTCACGGGCGAGGCCTCGCCGTCGCCGCTGTCCACCACGCAGGTCGTCACCGGCTCCTTGTGCTGGTTCACGCCGAGCTGGTGCACCTGCAGCCGGAAGGTGAAGGCGTCGCCCTTGGGCAGGTCGCGCTGCTTCACGACCTCGGCGCTGTGCTCCTTTGTCTCGTCATCTGCCCTAACCTCGATCTCTGTGTCGATGGCGCCGCGCAGGCCGGACCAGCCGCGCGCCCCCCTCGCCGCGTCCTTGCCTGAGTGATGCACGCCCAGGACCGCGGCGCCGGTCGCGGCGCGGACCCGGTCGACGTTGTTCACCAGGGCGCCCATGTCGTCGCTGGCGTTCTCGTTGCCGCCGGCGATGGCCCGCGCCACGGTGTCGAGCACGACCAGGCAGACCGGCAGGCCCATCCGCTTCGCGACGTGCAGAACCGCGTCGATGAGCTTCTGGGTGTCCGCGGCCGGATCCAGCATGTTGAGCGGCGCCGGGATTGCCACAAAGGGAATGTCCTGCCCCAGCAGCTCGTCGGCGTGCGCGGTCCGCCAGGCGGCAACCCGGTTGCGGAACCCCACGCCGCCCTCCATGGCAACATAGATCACCGCGCCCTGGTCAACGCGCCGGCCGTTCCACCGCAACCCGGCCGCGATGTGCAGCGCCAGGTCCACCACCCAGAACGTCTTGCCGCTGTTGCTCTCCCCGTAGACGATGATCGAGGACCCCCGCGTCAGGACACCCTGGACGAAGTCGCCGGCATCCAGCACCGCCTCGATCTGCCCGAACCACAGGAGGGGCAGGCCGCTCCATTCCCGGGCCTTGGCCTCGGCCTCCTCGGCCCAGCGCCACTCCTCGCGGATCGCCTTCTCGGTGAAATCATTCAGACAGCCGAGCCCCAGCGGCCAATAGCCGGCCAGCTCCACCGCCAGGTCGGGCGTCCAGCCGGCGCGCGACCGCAGGGCGGCAACCACGGTGCTGACATGGAAGCGGTGCTGCACGTCCTGCTGGCGGGCCTTCACCAGCTCCTTGCCAGCTTCCGGCAGTTCGTCCCAGAGCTTTGCCAGGGCCGGCGACCAGGTCTGCCCCTCTTTCTCGGGTTCGATCGGCTTGTCGGTGTCCGGGCCGATCGCTTTGTCAGGATCGTGGCCAGGTCCGGGCCGCACCGGGCTCACGACGGCGTCACCGTAACGAAATACGTGACAAAACGGCAGCACGCCGCTATATGGATCGGAGCCATTATGTGACCTCTGCACCAGGTTTATGGCCAGGCCCCGTGGCAGTGCTTCCAACACTGCCCCGGGTGCCGAACTCTTTATCAGGTTCGTTGCGCCTCGTCAGCTTATCGGGAGGCGCCCCGAGGTACCCTTCCATCCTCCATATTTTGCTGCCGTCCGGCTGCGGATCCGCCGTGACCGTGCCG